AGACTTTAATAATAAATAAGATATAGGAATAATAAAATGACATCATACGTATACACAGCGAATTCAGTATCGCAACAATCAGCAAATATAGGAACTGATAAGATTAGAATATCTTTAACAACATCTAGTATTCATGCTGTAACTGGTTATCCTAGAGTAGCCGGTACTGGAACAGCAACCTCCGCAACTAATACAGCAACGGTTACTGGATCAGGAACAGCATTTAACACACAACTGACAGTTGGAGCATGGATAGGTAATACAACCGGAACTACAGTGGGAATTGTATCAAGTATTGCCAATGCAACTAGTTTAACATTAACGGCTAACGCAGGGGTCGCAATATCTAATACAACTTACACATTTAATAATGCCGGTATACCTTACGCAATTGCTACTCAAAATTCAGAGATTTATTCATACGCTACAGGAACATATAATACTGTTTACTGTGGTCAAGGCAATGTAGTAGCATTCTTAACGGCTAGCGCGGCGACCCCGGCAGAATTCAGTATTACTGAATTGGGTATGCCTCATGCTAACATGGCAAATGGATACATGCTATAATCAACAATCCGGTATAGGTTAATTTTTACTCTTTGAGATAAATATATTATACATTCGCATTCGGCGAGTTTATGCGGTCCCCGCCGCGTAGTGACTAGAACTCACTAATATTTCAAGGAGAATCAAATGGGACGTCCTCTAAAAATCGCAAAGGCTCAAGCAGTCTTAACAATCACAGCAACTGGCAATGGATTAGGCGCCGCTGTTACAGTATCTGACAATTTAATCACAGCACCAAATGTTGGTGTAATGGTAGGTATGCCATTCGTAGTTGCATCATCTGTTGGTGGATTAACTGCTAATACAACTTATTACATTAATGCTATCACAGGCAACAACACATTTACAGTATCAACAACTCAATTAAGTGTACAACCTAGAGTTCTTGCTACATTGTCAACTACATCTGGTCAATCAGTTAAAGCATCTGTTGCAGTAGTTGACGCATACTTTAACAACCCAGTTGGTGGAGTAGGTTTCCCTACTACTAATGCAAACACATATAGTGTAGTTGGTGGTAACACAGCAATCATTGGTAAGCAAGTACTAGCTAATGTATGTATTGGTCAAAATGGTGTAGGTAGAGTTCTTGCTTCTACTTCAAGCAACAGCGTAGTTGGGATTGGCACTGACTTTGCAAATCTTGCTACAGGTTCACATTTATATGCTCTATATGGTGATGGCACAGGTACACCAATGCTATTAGGTACTAGTACATCAACTAAAGGGAATTTAGTTGTGGCGGTTGCTAACACAAATGCTACCGGTAATGTTATTGCTACATCTGGTAATGCTCAACTTCTGACAGTCAACACTCCTGTACAGTTTGATGCTACATTTGGCAATTTAACTGCTGGCACAACATATTGGGTCAAGACTATCCCTAATGCTGCTGCATTTACAGTATCAGCAACATTGGATGGCATACCAAAACAATTAACAACAAATGCAAGTGTTACTGGAAATACTTTCCAAAATCGTGTTGTATTAGGTGCAGTATCTGCAAACAATGCAACTGGTACATCTGCTAATGGTGATGCTTTTGTTCAAGCATTGCCAGAAGCAGGATTCATTGTTCGTCAAAAGGGTAAGCAAAAGTATCTAGTAACAGGTACAGTAACTGGTTTGACAAATCAATGCTATTTGGCTAATCTTGCTAACACAGCATTGACACCAAATACAATGCGTATTCTTGCTACCTATGCTAATAGTGCTACTCAAACAGTTCAAAGTCTTTCTGACCACACTGGTGAGTTGTTTACTTCTACATCAGGTACAGTTGCAACTGGTACTGCTAACATTAATAACTCAGCTCCAGTATTTGCAACATTCAATACAGCGGCAGCAGCTAATTCAACTGGTGGACAGCCTTACGCAATTGTAACTATTGCAAACGCATAATCATGGCAACCGCAGCAAATAAGGTAACTAAAATGCAACCTGAAACTGAAATTGCTGTACTTCAAGTCCAAGTTAAAAACATCGAAGATAAAATCGGTGAAGTTAAACGGGACTTGAAGTTGATCCACGAATGCCTTGATAATAATGCAGAAGAAACTAGACAAATGTTAAAATCTATGCGTGAACAAGATGTTAAGGAACATAGTGAATTAGCAAGCAAAATTTCAGTATTGGAGAAATGGCGCTGGATGATGATGGGAGCAGGCGTAATAGTCGGCTCACTAGGATTCAATACAGTGGCAGCATTGATAAAATAAAAAAAGAGACTTAGGTCTCTTTTTTTGTAAGTGTCTTTAGTTTATCCTGCACAACATCAAAATTCACAGTACTAAACAATCCTGGATGCAATGGTTTGGGATATTGATTATCTCCAACCCAAGCATATCCGCAATGTTCTTCATTTAATAACGGAACAAACTCATCTGATACTTCACAAAAGAATGTATGATAAGTGAATGTGTGATTAATGAATTTCTGAATAGGAACTAGTTTAGCATTATTTGGGAATGATCCAATCTCTTCCGTGCATTCTCTAGCAATACCCTCAAACAATGTTTCACCATCTTCTATCTTTCCGCCCGGTATTCCCCAGTTTCCTGGGTTTTTGTTATCTGTTCTTAGTAGATACAGGTAGCGATTCGTTTTATTGCTATAAAAGAAAACGCCTGCGGATGTATTGCTCATACTATGATTTATCACAGTATTAGATGACGATAGAATAATCCCCTTGATCATACCATCCTTCGTATGACTTCATCCACATATCATCAACAAAGCGATATTGGACATTAGTTGTAAGATTTGTTACATATTCTAATGTTGTCGGAGTCGCTAATGTGCTATTAAAACTCACGAACCATTGTCCAGTATTTGCATTGTATTCAATAATGTCGTTGGCATTAGCAACTACGTCACCCCAAGCAACTGTGCTGTCACCCGGCGATCCAATATTATCAACTAATAGATATCTACGACCATTGATAGGTCCGGGCAATCCTGCATTAGGACCTGTCAATTGTGGATTGATTACTCCATCAACTGGGTCTAATGTATTCTGCGGCAATGTATCTGGGTCAATGTTATATATTAATAATCTATCATCATTTGGGTTAGGAACAATGGTGCCTACAATATCGGTAGACATATATGGATTTTGTAACCATATTTGACTAATGCCAGGTTTAACAGTTCCATAGACATTCAATACACTTGACCAATATATATCTGTATCAGGGTTTGGTGGCAATTCTAAATTATTATTGCCAGGATAGAATGCAACAGCCTGCGGCAATATCTGTAATGTATTGCCAATCAATAATATTTTATATCCATATGGTGTGATTTTTTGTCGTGTGCCCAATAACAAATCATCGTCTTGTATATCCGTTAATGCATTGCCTTTGAATATACTTGCGATAATCTTTTCAATAACGCCCATCTTCTTAAGTTTACTTGCTGTGCTGATCCATATTGGCATATAGAACTTCCAACTCATAACATCGATGGGATTGCCTGTGCCTACTGGAATACTGCGACTACTAAATGTTAACCCATCTTGGTATACAACACTTAAGCTAGTCCAATCAATAAAGTTATCCGTACTTTGAATCTCTAGTGCAGGATTGAATAGTGTGCCTAACTGCTCAATCAATTGTAATTTTTGATTATAGTTAGTAGTCCAAAAATCTACATTAATTCTTAACGTATACGGAACTGGCATTAGTCTCTCAACAGTAAATGCTTGTCCCTGTACACTTTCATATTCTTGTGTTTCACTATTATAAGAACGTTGGCGAACTTGAATCTTATCAATGAAGGTAGGATCTTGTGTTCTACGTTGATCATATTCTAATGCGCTAATATAATATGTTATCAATGGTGCGCTTGGTAAATTACTTGCGCTATTGTTAGCGATAATAGTGGATGCTTGTCTACTGCTATCTCCATACATAACAGGAACACGAACTAATATTTCGTTACCAGCTGGGTCTTTACCTTTGGTAACTTGCCAGTTACTGAAGATTTTTGCAAATTGAATTAAGAATCTGCGTACCTGATTGTCATAGAAAAAATCTGCCATTATATACTCTTTATACTACTGGGGGCAACGGGTCGGGTGTCAATCCTAAAATAGTTGACAATGCT